AACTTTTTTAGCAGTATATGTAAATTGTGCAATCTCTTTAAATACTTTACCTACTTGCTCAAGAGCTGGCTCAACAGTTGTATTTACCCATTGACGTATTCTTCTAGTTCCATATTCATCAAGAGCTAACATTCCACGATAAGTTTCATGCTGAGGTTGACCAACTCCTTGCATTTGGGATGCAACTCCACTAATATACTCTATATCTTGTTTTCCTTCTTGAGTTACAGTATAAAATGCATTGTTTATTGGTAATGGTTGAACTGGGGTTGGCACTTCAAAGCCTTGTCTATACTTTAATAAAGCTCCTGGAGAACTTGAGTATTTTTCCCATTCTTCTTCATCTACACTACCTTCTGTGTATAGCCATCTAAGATTAGAAGCGAGATTTGCATTATGCAACATAATCTGATGTGCTTTGTTTATTTCTCTTTGCTTTCCAATCATAGGTAGTACTGCGCCAACTGGGTATGGTGTTCCAGTGTGATTATACATCACTGGAATTATGGGGTATTCAGATAAGGGTAGGATTTGCTCATATAGATACATATCACCAGCTGACGCACATACCTTAATTTGCGTTTTATAAAAATCTATTGCTTCGACAACATTTTTAGCATATTTATTATCTTTCATTAAATCATCAAAAACACTTTTTTCCATAGTGCTTTGAACAGTTTTTGTCTTAGCTTCTACAAGTTTAGCCTCAAGTATAGCCTTTTGCTCTTCCATCTTAGCATCTGCTTCTTTTTCAGCTTTCTGCATTTCAACTTCCATTCTCTCAGGAAGTATTTCACCTTCTTGAACTAAAGATGATAATTCTGCTTCTTTTTCTTTTAAAGAAACCTCAATATCTTTAGCCATTATTTCAGCTTGAGACTGAGCCTCTGCTCTTATTAAATCCAATTCTTGAGGAGATGGGGGTTGTTTAACCCAAACATTTACAAATGGTACTTTTTCTTTAGAATACACTTCATAGTAATCTAGTAATTCATCTTGCTCTCCCTCTAGATTATATGCTTCATTCTCCACATCTCCAGGTTGTATTGTTTCTGAATCATGTATATCTCTAAGAGAATATTGTTTGCTTTCTGTTGAACCACTTGCTCTAACAATCTTTTTCTTCATTCCTGGCATCATAGAAATAAGAGAAGATTTTGATAAATTCTTTTGTACTATAATATAATTTGCATCTCTATATAAAAAATCTCTACTTAAAGGGTCTACATAAATATCATAAGGGTCTATATTCCTAAATACAACTTCCCCTATCCCTCTATCTGCATCAGGGTCTACATCTACTCTAAAGAAGCCAACTCCTTTAACAAGAGAATCTTGAATGACTTGACCAAATAAACTTCTTCCATTACTTAGATGCCAACAATACTCTGCTATCATACTATGAACATGAGCAATATCTGTATCGCTACCCTCAGCTCCAATCGCCTGCCATCTTGGATTACTCGCAGTAACAAAATATTTCATAATATCAACCGCTGGTGTAATGCGATTAATTATAAAATCAGGCATACCTCCTTCAAGAAGGTCTTCTTTTTCCTCTTGAGTTAGTTGCTCATTAAGGTAAAAGTCCATACTCTTTTGAGAGTCTGAGAACCACTTTTTCCTATAATAGTTATTAGCTTTTTTGAAAAGATTTTTATTCTTTTCAGCTTTATTTGGTCTTCCTCTTTTAGCCATTTATTATATTGACGATGCTTTCTCAGATGCCCCAGCTGCTCCAGCTGGTCCTGCTTTACCCACTTCTATTACCTTCTTAGCAACTGGTTTAGATTTTTTTACAACCTTTTTTGCTACTTTCTTAACAGATGGTTTTTTCTTTTTAGCCATAATATCTCCTATGTTAAATATTTCCTACAAGCATCAATAAAATGCTCAGGATTCCCTTTCCCTTGCTCTGTGTTATAATATTTTTTCCAGTAATTTGCCATTCCTTCAATAGTGTTTGGCATCTTCTTAGGAACTCTCCAATACTTCAATCTACAATGGACAATTCCTGCTGCTATATTTTTTTCAAGTATTTCTTCCCATTTCTTTTCTTCAAAATCTTGCCAATGCCTTAAATCTACAAGACTAACCTCTGCGCATTTAGACATTAACTTCGGGCGATGTTTAAGATAGTGAGCTAGGTTATCTACTGCGGTCGCGGCTTCTACCTGCCAAAACGACCTCGCGGGACCGTCTCCCATTTGTCTTAAATACTCGTAACGACTTTCTACAATACCAGTTGCGATTACAAGATTTACTGCATCCTCTGATGCAAATTTGCTCCCCATTCCTTTACAAACTTCGCCAACAAGTGACTTCATTTGTGATATACTAATCATTTAGTATTCCTTTTTTTTCATTGTATCTATAACTGTATCTTCAATTTTTGGTTTTTGAAAACCTCTTTTTCCCCCAATATAATCTGACCATTCATCATCACTCATATGAGGAGCACCAATAGTATGTCTAAATATCTCACTTCTTGTATATCCTTTATCTGATAAAACCTTTAAAGTTGAATCAGCTGCATGGGTTTTATCTTCCCATATACCATCAATACGACCATCATAAAGATTTAATTCTTGTAATTTCTCTTGATAAAGTTTTATTTGTTTTTTTGATAAACCTTGAGGATTCCACCTTTTCTGTCTATCTTGTTGTTTATTTTGTGCCATTAAGCTGTTATCCAATTCTTTGCTTTTCTTTTGGGCTTATACCACTTTGGCTCTTTTTTATCCCCACCTAGCTTATAATTTGGCGGAAAAGCGTGTAAATTAGCATAATATAAGCTCTCAATTGTATCATCATGAGCCATTCTCGGTCCAAAAGTAAGTATTTCATTGATTAAATCAAACATATTTTCACGAAAATACATTGCTCCGACAGAAAATACACCACTTAATCCACTATAAATACGATTTCTCTTCTGTGTACCCCCTGGTTTTTCTGGGATTACTGAAATATCAAAGCGGTTGATTCTTCTTCTTTCGTCATTTAATGCCTGGAATATACTTCTATTCATAGCTACATCTTCTACTGTTGCACTGGTGCAGTGATATTTATTATACAGTTCTATAATATAATCAACTACACCTTTCTTGTCAAGTATGTTCCCTTCTCCATCTTTTGCCCCAATAGTTGGGATACTTCGATGTCTTTCATACTCAAGAACTCTTCTATTATTATTTGCATCTACTGATATTACCATAATTACGCTAAAGTCAGATTCTTTAGTATCAATATCAGTTGCTGGGTCGCACCCAATAAACGTATTAACTGGTACTTTCTCTCCATCTGTAACGATGTAATTAGTGTCATCTTCACGAGAATAATAACCTTCCCAATACTTTGTGTGTTTTCTTGTCCATACTGCATCTTCTTCAGATTGGACTTCCATCATATACTCTTGGTAAAATTTGGATGGGGTACCTGAATCCCTATAAAACTTTTTCTTCTCTTCTAGCTTTTTTAAAGGAAACCAAGAATCCCACAATGGAGAACCATCAGGGAGTATTGCTTTATAAGTAATTACTTTCCAAGCAAATTCAGCTTTATCCTTTTGAGCTTTCTCATTGGATACAATAAGATTGTTAATAAAGGAATCATAATGTACGGGAGTACCATTAACACGCAACCTACCAGTATGAGGCTCAAGCGCGGGATAAACAACAGCAGTGACAAGATTTGCGTTTTTTGCTCTTGCTTCAGCTGTGATTGTATTTTGTTCGTGTTCAAAGTCATCAAGAATAATTAAATCATATCGTTTATGTAGCTTTGCTCCACCTCTAATACCTGCCACATTTGATTTACTAATAAGTTTACATCCATTAGTAAGCTCTATATCTTCTTCTGTCCATTTTTTTCCTTTAAGAGAACCGAAATAATATTTGATTCTGTCATTGTACTCAAAATGATACTTAATATAATCCATATTTCCAACACTTAATTTTTGCGTAGCAGATACCCAAGCATAAAAGTGCATATCTTCATCCAGAAAGCAGAAGTCTTTAATGATAGAACATTTTGTAAGTACAGTCTTCCCATGACCTCTAGGAAGAATTATCGCTAATTGCTTACAACCTTTGTCGTCAATCGAATCAGCCATTTCATAATGAAAGGGAGGTGTCTCACTTCGCATAAAGTCATCGGGAAGAAAGAGCTTTCCAAAAGCAATAAGGTCTTTACTTGCTAGTCTTAGTGCTTCTTCTGCTTCGCTTACGTTTTGGCTGTTTATGTTCGCCATTTTCTTCTTCTTTTTTTGGTGGATTCATGAACTCAGCTAACTTATCTTCATCTTTGTTCATAGCAATGTACTTTGCAAGTACATCGTCAATCAAGAGTATATGTCTATACATATTTTGCATAGCAATATCATGGTCTTTTAAAGCTTTGACCATATCTCCCTTAGTAACACCTTTTCTTTTTATACTCATCTCTTTCTTCCTCCTTGTCCTCTGTATTTTTTATATTTTCTCTTTGTGCCTCTACCAGAACCTATTCTTGTCTTCTTAGGTTTCTTATGTACGGGTTTATCGTTTTCCATCTGGCACCTTCATTCCATTGATAATTGCAAACATTCTTTTTAAATAGCTAACATGACGAGAGCTAAGATTATAAAGATTGAATGGTAATTCTGATTTATATTTTTTTAAATCTGAGATTGCAGTTTCAATAGGAAGTTCTATCCTATCAGGAATATTGGATTCTAATTTTCCCAACACTTAATCTCCTTGTCTGTAAACTCCATTGTTATCCAACCAGTCCTTACAATAGGATACATTGAATATCTTGCATATTCTGCATATCTGAGGAAGCTACCTCCTCTAACATACCATCTACGTTTTAGAGTTTCTTCTGAGCCATCTGGCTTAATTGAATCTACTGGCTTTGCGTAAAGTTGATGATTGTGTCCAAGAACAAAAACATCTCCTTCTGAATAGACAGCAGCTAGTTTGTCTAGCTCCAAATCTCCGTTCTTTGCTCCGCTCTTTCCATGACCACTTACTAAGTACCATTTCTTATCTCTTATTTTAATTTCTGAATATCCTGGATATTGGAAGTAAGGAACGTTTAATTCAGCTGCCAAAGTCTTACAAACGTCAAAATCCAATATATTAAAACTACGAAGAAAATCGTGATTACCGCCACGAATAAATAAACATTTATCTTTTATTGGAGCGACCAATTGAAGAAAAGTTAAGTATTGTTCATCTGGTGGTATTGATTGACCTCTCTGAGATATTTTATAACCTGGTGGTATTAACTCAAGTAAATCTCCATTGCCAAACCAAACAGCATTTGGGTCTTCAGAAATTTTTACTACTGCTTCGTGGAATTTCTTTAAATCAAACTCTTTAGCTCCAACGTGGACATCTGTTAAGCAATGAACTCTTACAAGATTATCACTCTCGTATTGAAATATATGCCCTGGGTCTACTGCTAAGTTATATTCCTTAACTTCCGTATCGATTGGAACGCTAAAGTATT